GAATCAAGCGATGACTAGTAGGTTTGAGCGTGAATGCAACCATCCAGTTGTGCGCAAAGTTTGGCGCGTCTTAAACAAGTTCGGCTATGTCAAACCATTTGAGATAGATGACAAAATGATCACTGTCGAGTATGACACTCCTGTCAAGGACGCTGAAAATCTTTTAGAGATTCAACGCCTGGTACAAACCAGCGAATACATAAATCAGATCCTTGGACCACAATATGGCGAGATGGGCGTGATGTATGGCTTAGACATCGAAAAGATTCCAGGCGAAGTGGCACGCAAGATGGGAATCAATGAAGATCTTTTGCGTAGTTCTTTAGCGCAAGCGCAGATGAAGCAAGCGATTGCAGGTCAAATGCAAGGCGGCGCACAAAATGCTCAACAACAACAGCCACAGCAAGCAGCCAACGTAATGCCAATGGGAGGGCAATAAGTGTCGGACTTTTTATATGCTGATGGCCAGAACGCACTGGACGAAGCGAATAGGGTAGCTAAAAAAAACAACGAGAAAATGGAACGGTACAACTACTGTGCATATGAAGCACTCGAAGTAAATCCGTTCGGGAAAGAATTGCTCAAGTTTTGGCACGAGCAATATATATGCAAGATCAATGGTCCTGCAGAACCTAACTTGACATACCATTCGGCGCAAACTGATTTTGTGCGTCTGATACATGGCATGGTTGCAAGCCACAAAGAACTAATAACCACCAAAGGAGAAACATCATGAGCGAAACTTCAACAATGGACTCAGGAGCGACTACAGCGCCTTCAGCGGCCGATAATGCTACTGCACCTCAAGCCACACCTGTTGCGGATAATGTCCAACCTCACGCGGCAGAGCCCTCAGAATCGTGGGAATGGCGCGAAGGAATGCCAGGCGATGGAGATATGCCTGAGTATTTTCACAAGGGCACCTTCAAAAACATCGAAGCACAAGCCGAGGGCTATTCTAAACTGCTTAAGGATTTCCATAGCAGGCTAGGCGGATTTACAGGCGCACCAGAAAACTATGATTTTAAATTATCCGATGACATGGTTGAGAAGGGTGTAACTTTTGATACTGAGAATCCCTACTTCAAGGACTTTGCCGTTCGGGCAAAAGAATTGAACATGAGCCAAGACACATTTTCAGAGATGTGCAAGATGTGGGCGAACTCAAATCATGCCACTGCAGAAGCAGATGATGCGTCTTTGATCGAAAATTACAATCTTATGATTGAGCAAGAAGAAGCAGCTCTTGGAGCTGAAGAGGCTCAAGCATTTGATCATGCGGTGCAACGAGCAGCTAACCTACCTGGAGTTTCTCAAGCAGGATTAGAGCAGATCATGGATTCGATTTGTACAGCAGATGCTGCAAGAGTTATGACCGCACTTATTAGCAACACAGGTCTCAGCACTGTGCCATCCGATGCTCATGTTGGTCAAGATGTATCTCACGAAGACCTTATGCAACGTCTGCAGGAGGTTCGTTCAATGTCGGGACCTGCTAGGGCGATGGCCGAAAAAAAGTTGAACGCAGACTATGCTAAACTATTTCCGGGCAATCGTGAGTTTGGGGGTTACAATTCGTGATAGACGAACTCATGTCAGGCGCTTGTTTTCTCCTTGTCGCCTGACGTAACCCCCTCTTGTGCAAAGCGGGTAGTAGTTGTTAAGAAAATGGGTGTATCACTGATACCCTGTTGGCTGCTACCCTCTTTCACTTTTGGTTAGCTTTTTGATCGCTCCCCTACTACGAAAATTTTGGGTACGTCCAAACCGCCCTAGACCGTGGTTAACGTTCGGAGTCAGACGAACACGATCGATAGGGCGATTTGTAACAACAAGTTTAGACTAATTAGCGGTGAATCTAACCGCACAATTTTAGTTCAGACTCCAGCATTTCTTTCTGTTCTTGTCTGGCTTGGGCGCGCTCCATCTTTCGTTGTGTTAGAGGAATCCAATCTTCAGGTTGTGTTATCCTTTGCCTATTTCTTTTAGCGTCTTCGATAAGATTTTGCTGATTAACTCTTTCTCTAGTGAGACCAGACTTAATTGCATCGATCAATGCGAAGACAGCCACACTAAAAATTAGACACCCAGCGACATGTAGAATGACAACTCCAGTGTGCCCAAAATTAACGAGCATGTAGTGGTGCATCTTAAACATTTTGCGTCTCCTTAACTTTGTCATCTGTATGCCTCGATGCCTTGGCATCTGTATTCATCAGATCAAATCCAGCTAGAAGTGTCTCCATCATGGTGCACTTATTGTCCAAACAATACTGTTTGATCTCCTTCCATTTCTCGGTTGGGATGCGCAAAGATGTCCTCGTAGTTTTTGGCTTCCCAGCCATGATTTTATCTATTTGGTTAATTGATGGCCGTAAGCTCATTTTTCTCTCCTGCTAATATTTGTTCTAACTCTAAGCACACATGCTCAATCTCAAAATAGGTTTTGGATCCAGGAGTGTCAACCACAGACAATCCTCTTGATGCCAGACCTGCATAGCTCACTCTCTGGTTGATGCATGCTGAGAAGGCATCAATTTCTAATTCTCTGATAGCCACTTTCGAATCATTATAGATATTAGTTCGTTCATTCACCCGATTAAAAAGTGTGTATACATGAGGCCTACCTGTCAGCTTTTGCCTTGACTTGGCAGCCATGGCGATAGATTCAGTTCCCCAAAGATCTAAGTTACCAGGCTGCAAAGGAATAATAACAATGTCAGAGTGGATAATTATTTCTACCGACAATCCATCCAGACCTGTTTTCCCTCCACCATCGACAAATATATAGTCAGCTTGCTTTGACAGTTTAGCCAATGTATCGATGGATTTAGGTGTGTGTAGAGACAAAAGTGGGACTCTTAGATTCGACATTGTATGCCAGTCAGACAAGCTGCCCTGGACGTCAGTATCGACTAAGATCACAGATTTGTTTAACACTTGAGCAAAGTAAGCTGCAAAATTGCACGTGAGGGTAGTTTTGCCAACTCCACCCTTCTCGTTTAAAAAAGATACAATCATAGTTTTCTCCTTGTTATGACTCTTAGATTATAGATGCCTAGATGCCTGGGTGTCAAGATGCCAAGATGCCAGGATGCCAAGATGCTTAGATGCTTAGAAATACTTATGCTTAGATGTGTCTAGTGAAAGCATTTGTGTCATGTGAAATAAATGTTGAATCATTTTTGTTCTTAATATAGTATTAAGCATGGAGAACGCACCGCGACAACTTCACTTTTTGCGGTCATTTGAAAGAAGAATCCAGCTGGGAACAACTTCAGAAATTTGACATTAATCTTAATCAAATTTATGGAGAACTGCTATGCCAGCATCATTAAGTAATGTCGCCATCCAACAGTTCCATGATGTATTTACCAATGTTTACCAGGCTGCTGCAATGTTAGGCAACACCACTCAGAGCGTCTATGGCGCCCGTGGCGATGCGTACAAGTGGCCAGTGCAGGGTGATACTGTAATGGAAGAACGTGGCGCATATCAATCACTAGTGCCTGTGAGTGACCTTGACTACGAACAGATCACTACTACGTTTAAAGACTTCGTACTAAATCTACCTTTAGATATTTTTCAGCAGGCTGAATTATTAACCGATGTGTTAAGCAATCTTGGCTCTGTTCATGCGAAGGCCGCTGGTCGTCGTGAAGATCAGAGTGTTTTGAATGCTCTCGACGCAGCTGTCGGAACAGGAACTATTGCCGACGGCGGTACTAATCTTTCAGTTGCTAAACTTACAGAAGCAGCCGCTATCCTTGATGAACAAAATGTTGACCCTCAGGATAGATATTTAGCCATGACACCTAGCCAGTTACAGGCTTTGTTGGGCGAAGATAAGCCAACCAATACTTTATATGTTAATACACGTAATTTAATGGATGGTCAGGTTGAGTCTCTATGTGGCTTCCAAATCTACACCTTAGGAACGCGCGCAGAAGGCGGACTTCCAAAAGCTGGAAACATCCGTACTTGTTTCGCATGGCAGCGTACATCGATGGGCAGAGT